GAACAAACAGTTTGGCAACAAGTGGGCCAAAATCCTGAAGAAATTTTCTGGATTCCTTCCCGACGCTATGTATGACGACATTTTGTCGATACTTCGCCCTCATTCTGACTGCTGTGAAACGAGCTGGATCGGAGCACTGAAACGGATTTCAGGCAGGGCGATAGAGGAGAACATTCTGAGCGGGCACGGTACATGGAGTTACCTCGCAGATCTGAAGGTCTTGGGCGGCTACGACTGCGAGCCGAACAGAGCAGACGTATTCGAAGAGATGATAGAGGAGATCTCCGACGCTGACGGACGCAAGCTAGTGTGGACGAAAAGGATGGAGGAGAAAGTGGACGCTGCTGTGGCCAACATTGGGTTCAGGTCGGCTGTGGATCAGATAACGTTCCCACAGTTCATGGAGTTCAGAGATGCCTGGACTGGAAGTGGTGCGAGTACTGAAGGCACGCCAGCTGTGGTGGTGCTGAAGAAGCTTGACACACCGGAGCCAACCAAGGAAATCTACACTGAGGCTGAAGTGAGCGATAAGGACATGTGGAAAAGACGGAAGCTGAGGGGCAAGTTTGCCAGCAATCTCGGACGCACAACCGAAGAGCTGGTGGACTCAGCTTTGGAGAAGGCACCTATGCTACTTTTCCCTTTTCTGAAATCTGATGAGCCTGCTCGCAGCAGGGGAATCATTTCTACAGATTCACGCTCATTTAGACGCTGTTCATACGTGACAAAGGTTATGATAGGAGACTACAACGGAGACAAGCTCTGGACATCACTCGGGCTCTCGCCGTCTAAACGGCTTGAGTCAAGAGAGAAGATGGCCTACTGGAACGCAAAACCAGATGTTTGGGCGGTCTCTCTTGACCAGAGTAAGTTCGACATGTCTCAGAGGAAAGAAGCAGTTCGCTATGCTATTGCTGCCGTGTTCAAAGGTGCTATTGCCAACGCAAGGCCTGATCTGGTCGCACAGCTGGAAGAGATACGGGACGTTGAGCTATACGCTTTTGACAACGCTATCACTACATTCAACAAAGGGAAAGAAAATCAGACATCTGTGCCCTGGAAGCGGGGCGTACCGAGCGGGCATGCTTGGACAGCTCTGGTTGACACGCTGTTGAACAGAGCTGAGGCTGAGGTCATTGCCGAGGATCTAGGTACCGAGATCATCGACGCTAGGTATCAGGGCGACGATGCTGTACTTTTTGTCAAAGATGCACCCACAGGTGAGGACTGGGCTGAAGGATATGCTGCCTATGGGCTGATGGTGAACGCTGAAAAGACTTGGGTCTCAAACGAGAGGTTTGACTATCTACACGAGATTCACGGACCAGCTGGAGTCTGGGGGTTTCCCTCGCGTATGATGAAGACCCTGCTCTGGAAGAAACCTGAACGCGGCGGTTCCGGATTCAAGCCTAAGAACGCACGCGACAGAGAATACTTCACTGCTCTTCTCAAAGGACACCGACGAGGCCTCGCCAACTGTAGGAGGTGTGCTCAGCATCTGCTCTTTCGTAGACTGCTTCCCTGGACAGAAGGGAAGACGAACCACATCCGCACAGTGCGGGCGGAGAGACGAGCGTGGGAGGCTGTGGATACGCCTCTTGC